GCCTCGCAAGGACCTTGTACTAGTGGATACGTCTTCTAGAAAACACATAACCGGGTGAGCGCACAACAATTTTAAATTGAAGTCCGTAACGTACAGAGTGTATCTGACATTACGACACCCTCAGGAACGAAGTACACTTCCTGTGGTATATCGAGATGTTTTACCATCCCGGTACACCAATTAACGAGCTTCTCGATAATTGGTACGAAGTCCCCTCCCTGTGGTGGGGGTTCATCGCCTCTGGCCTTCTCTAGATTTTTGAGCAGGCCGGATTCCCTCTTGTTCCAAGGTAAAACGTCATACGCTTTATCCTTGTACGGATCCTCGCCGTGACGGCGGGAGATCTCCGGAGCTAGCATGTTCCGGAACAAGTAAGGTCTATCGATATTGTTAATAGCATCATCGATAGTTAAGAGACCTTGGCGTTTTGCCATAGTCACTTTATCACTGAATCTCAAATGAGACCAATCAGTGTCTCCGATTCCAGTCAAAAGCTGGAGTCCGGAGTCGTCGATGCCGAGTGTAAGTTCGGCATTGGCCAGTACCTCCTTGACTTGGTCTTGAACCGCGTCAGAGGAGACTCCCCTAGCTCGAGCGTTGGTGGCAAAGTTTGCCAGGCAACGCCTCACTAGGAGACCTGCGTCACCGTCAAAGACTTCTTTGATAGACTGCAGGACTATCCACGGAGTTTCCTCCGCAAATATCTTCCTCAGCTCGGTCGGTGACCGATGGAAAGAAGGTGAACCGATACCTCCCAGTTTGACTGGGAGATATCGGGTTGACAGAAGGGTGGGGAGGAAACTCTCCATCCTCTGTTCGAAGCGTGCTGAAGCCATGGGAACCATGGCTTCAAAGCCGCCGCCGAGCCACGCCAGCATGCCTTGCATCTGACGCGCCTTGCCTATGGCAGGGTTTGGCTCATCTTTCCCCTCGCACTCTTTCGAGCAAGGGGAAAACAACCTCACTTTCATCGCATCGATGTGTGGGGTTCTTAGGTATTCACGTTTATGAAGGGGTTCTTGGACCCCCCAAATCTCGTCTTTCCTAAGGCCTACTGTAAAGAACATCTCTTCGCAGTAGAACGCACCTCTCGAACTTAAGAAGTTCTGAGACCATGACACAGACATTTGATTCTGTGAATGGTTTAACGTAATACGTTTCAGGTATGGTAATGGGCCTTGACCGATGTGGTCATCACCCGAGCATGCGAAGTGTCGCCACTTAACCGTGGCAGCACCCTTGTGCTCGCTCAGATACAGGAGCAACTCCTGATCTGAACAATTCAGCTTACCAAGCTGATGGCGAAAGAAAGCTTCCCACTCTGCACAAATATTGTGCAGAGTCAGCACTAACTTCGCGCCAGGATCACCCATTAGGATGCCTCTGGTAGTGAGAGTGTCTCGGACATTGTCCAAGATTGCATTCTCATAGCGTCGTCCCGAGCAGAGGAGCCCGGTCGACACCTTGAGGTAGTCCGAGCCTTGCTCGCCGACTCCCTCAATGAACCCCTCTACCATTTTGGAAGAGTACTCATGCGTACAGAAATCTGTAGCTTGGGAAAGATCACTGGATAAATTCCAGGTGGTCTGGTTCGTAACGGGACCCGCATTGCGGAGTCCCTTTACCCACTCATACAACTGCCATCCACGGGTTAAACCCGCGGTAACAGAAGGGTGGAGTTTAGCCATGCCTAATAGGTGATGGCTAAACGGTTGGAGAAAGATCGTAAGCCAATCTTCCCCGACAGTGACGACCCGGGACTTCGCACCCGGTTCGCCGATCGCACTGGCCTTTATGGACGGTGCGGTCGTCCCCACTAGCAATGGAGAGTTGTCATCTTTGTATGGCGAACCTTGCAATCCTCGATTCGCAAGTCCCTCTTCAAGAGCCCACTGCAGTAACTGGTAACCAGTTACTGCGTCAAGGCCATACAGTGGATCCTCGTATTTGAAATTTTCAAAATCAAGGACCATGGATTCGGTACTTTCACCGAATTCATGGTGTGGTTCATGTACGGGTTCATCCCGGCACATGGTCTGCCATCTCGGCCTCCCTGCTACCAGCAGGTAAGGCCGGCCGAACCAGGTCAGTTCTCTAACTGATCGATCCGGCACATGTTTGGCCCAGATCCGGAATTTAACCGCGATCTCCGCCGCACGTCCCCCCTCCTTCACGCTCGAGTCAATCGAGGCGGATGAAGTTAGGGAGAGGTGTCCTAAACTCTTAAAGTTTTTAGGTTTCAACTCTCTCACCGACCGTCCGAACAGGACGCTGATGCGACGCAGCAACGCTGCTCGTACGCCGGTGATACTCGGTTTAGAGGAAAGAGTCTCCGCGTGCTTACGCAGAGACGCCTCCCGAGTGTGTTTGTCGCCAGCAGGAAAATTCCTGCCGGTGACAAGGTGTAGAAGCCGCGTTGACTCGGCCTTCGAAACCACCCCCCGATCCCAGACTCCGAGGAGCCATGGGCAGAGTTCCCGCCAAACGGCGGGCAGCTCCGAGAGATTGTTTCTCTCGTCGCCAAATCCCGGAAAATCCTCCGGAATTTCAGGAGCATCAGTCAAAGACTGTAGCGCCTTCCAACGCAGGATAACGGAAAATTTCTTCCACTGCCTGCAAACCTCGTCCGTGTTTAACACCGCGAGGCTGTACGCCCACCTCATCAGTTTGATGTAGGCCGGCTTCGCTAGGAAATGTCGTACATTTTCTGGCGTGGACATAATGAGATTATCATTAATCGCTTCCACTGTATTGCTCAATCGCTTGAGGGAATACTTGTTCATCTTACAGATCTTATCTGAGACGGACTGAGAGAGATACGGAAGATGATTCCGAACTCGCTTATTACGACTTCGGTAAGTTTCTGACTTACCGAAGCAACCTATTACCGAAACCAAAGGTTTTGGAATATGGATATCCAAACTACGGGCTAAGCCGAGTAGATTGGAGTTAGGGTCCAAGGACCCTGGGATTTTGTCATTGTTGACCTTCAGTGAAACTGAAGCCGGAGCCACAGCCATGAAGGAGAATTCTCA